ATTGGGGAAGCTCTTAGTTTTGTTCTGCATTCTTGCGCCCGACTCCTTGGCTTCCTGTAATAGGGCGCTCCACTAAGTAAAGAAAACCCCCTTCATATACACACATCTTAACCTCTAGGATCCGGCATCACGGTCGTCTTCGTTTGGGTAGGTCTCATCCATCAAAAACCAAAAGTTTCTTTTGTTTAATTAACAGTAGTACTTAAAAAGTCTTCTATCATCTTCATTATTCTATTGTAAAGATTTCCAAGAAACGCCCAAACACCAATCCCATCACGGTAATAAAAGGTACTTTACACTAGGATAATCATACACTACGGCCAAGCCCGCGGGAATAAGGTCTCTGCCTTTCTCCTCAATATTGGTGTCCAGGAGAATGCATAATTGCTATGCCGCGATATCACCACCGTATCCCGAGATAAAGAGTCACATAATGCCTTTACAGGGTTTGGCTTGCTAGAGAGGTCTCTAAAGAGGAGTAAGAGCAGAATATCGGACCACTGCGAATACGAGAAGCGATGCTCGAAACGTTTTGATGTAGCGGTGATCATCTCATCTAAGACAAAGGACTCAGGGATGAGGTCTTCATCGTCAATATTTAACCCTTGAGATATCTCCAACATCACGGTGTGTTTTCCCCCTCCATAGTGAGCCATATTAACAGGCGAAGCTGTTGAGTACTCAATCATCGTCTCAGAGGATCCACAGTCTACAGGGGAGTAAGGGAAAGAGGCAGTAAAGACTATCAAACACTCTTCCCACTGTTGATACTTGCATACCAGGATAACATACTCTACCGTCGATGCAGATACGAGCTCAGTAAGCAGTTTCCGCATCCGCGGTGCGATCGCTCTTACACGGACCATTAACCGAACCTTCCCATACGCTTCTGTGGCTCTATGTACAATCCGATGGATGTCTGTATTGTATCTCATGGGGATGTCAACCACAAGGAAAGGATCTGCTACAGTTATGTTAACAAGATCGTCCCACGTCTCTTTGTTGTAGATATCTCCTTTGGCAGTCTGATATCCACACCTTGACCGATAGAATCGCGAGCTTCCTCCAGCACGGATGACGGCGGCAGGAACTTCATCTGTGCCAGTTAGGCACAGTCCTGTAATATCCTCTAGACGATCATGTCCTACGATCGAAGTAGCATTTCCATGTGAGGCCACTGCGGCACATCCTCCTAGTCCACAACCAAGGATTACTACTTGACGATCCTCAAAAAGGAACCGAGCAGGTTCATAGGTGTACACAGCCGCTGTCTCGACACCGTAGTACCTTCCTACTCGGCTATGGATAGAGAATTCCCGGTACAGAGAGGACTCCTTGTCTCCCAGTAGGAAACAGTGCACTGGTCCGCTGCGTCTGATCATAGGAGCCTTAAAAGGGAGTACGGATGTGGCGGAAGGAGGAGGCTTCGCAGTGACTAGGATCCGCGAGTTCGTCCGGACCAGCCTTAGGTGCTCTGCGAGGGTCAAACTGCTTAACCTGATAGTGTGACCAGCCAAGAGACGTAAGAGCATCTCCTTCATTCTAACCTTCCCGCTGTCTGTCGCCCATTCCAGGAGGAGGAGAGTTTCTCTGTTGACCTCAGTGATGCTAGTCTCGCTTCCAGCCTTAACCCGTCGAGCGTTGACAAGGTTTACCCGAGCTATCTGGTACATTAGCATCGGACTAATCTCTCCGCAGAAGGCAGACGATGCCAAAATAAGCTCTAAGGCAGCGATCACCATGGTGATACTGCTAGATTTCTCGTCATCCTGGAAAAGGCAAATCTCCCCTGTCAACGCTAAGCTTCCTGGGTCATGTAGTTGCTTGAACGCGACATCAACAATCCGTGCGGATAGACTCTGAACCATTCTACGCTTTCCGTACTTCATCGGGGACGATCCTCCTATTCTCGCCACAGTCGGGTGTCCTCTAAGTAAGGGATGACAAAAGAAACCAAGGAGAGAAGTTGCCACTGCGTCAGCTAAAGACAGGACCACCGGAATAGGAGTCCACCGAATCTGATTCCCACCCCTGGACATCATTCCTCTGATAGCGGCTCGACATATCGCCACTCCCGCTCCATATATAAGAGCACCCGGGCCTAGTCCGACAATCTCTAGCAGATCAGCCTTGATCCGTATGGATCCGTACCCGAGATCCGATATCTCTTGAGCAGCGTACTGGTCGTGAAGAGAACGAGATATAAGCGACACAGCCAATAGTACGTCCGAAAACCCCCGTCCTTTCGTGCTAGCATCTCCTATCATCCCATATTGATGAGGACCTTCTACCTCCTTTAAACGGGGATAGGCAATATGAGCGATAGCATTGCCAGGCAAAGCAGGTACCTCCCTGGTCAGCTGTCTGAAGCTTGTTACAGGGTTTTCGGGAAGAGGGACAATGTCTTCTGGGACACGGAAAAGAGCAGTGTATGGTCTATCAATTGCTCGTCCGACGTGGATGTTAAGAAGACTAATCCCTAGAGCGTAAAATTCCTGGAACATGACCGGGTAATCTTGTAAGGATCCTGATAGGACTCCGGACCTGTTAGAGTCCAGATACGAGTGAGTGGCAAAGGATCCGCACCCTACCAGTTGTGCTGTCTGAGACCCTGAGATCGCTGCATATCTGTGTATGATAGATCCTCCAATGGCTTTAGAAGAGTAAGGAACCAAAGATCTGAGGTCAACATCGGTCCGAGATCCAGCAACCATAGCTATAAGCTCCTCCATTGATGAGTCCAAGCCTGGCTGAGTAAGCATATTGTAGAGCTTTTTGACAGCTTTCTCAGCGGACGATGAAGTAATAATCCTGTACCCGTGCTCGGACCTCTTTTCTCTAACAGCGGTGCCCAAATACGGTCGCTCTCCTCCGTGTGAGTGACGCGGATCCTCTGATGATCCTCTGTACATGACTTTGATCCCTTCTTCTTGGCATAGCTCGACTCCTCCTACACAGGCCCAATCAAGAGGACTATATGAGGAAACCCCAACGGGACGCCGTTCTTTGTGCTCGCTCCACACCGACCGAAGAGTCTCCATTCCCGTGTAGGTGTCTGGTATTGTCTCATTAGGTCCTTTGAGGGTTCGGAGTCTCTCATACAGGGAGAGAAAACTTGAAGCACTTGATACTAGAATAATAGACCCTGTATCTGCTTCAGAACCTAGAGACATCTGCTGGACCGTCCGGGTAGCCGTGAACATTTTCCGGACCCTTTGCGAAGCGCCACAGAGAGAGTACTCAATCAGGTCTCGACAATACACTGGATTGAAAGGACGTGTAGAGAGAAGACTTCGGGAGAGATCGAGCTCGAAGGTGTCGACCGAGACGGAAACAAGAGAGTTGATATCTTTGTTTCTGGATTCTGACCTCACGTAGTCAAGACTCACCGACTGGACGGCGGACTCAGCAGCTTGTGGTGTCTCTATAGGTAAAGAATAGGGGTCCTGCAGAAGAACAGATCGGTTTATCCTTTTCCCTTTCCAGAGACCCACTCGTAAGGTGTGGTACAGTACTCCTGGGATCTTCATCCCTGCGCGCTGGAGTACCCGAAGAGAGCTCAAGTGCTTTCCAGACGGATCTGCACTTCCCTTGTAGAGGAAGTCGCACCCAGAAGCTATAGGAAGGCCCCCGAAACAAGACGGAATCACCATAAGAAGAGTTCTGTCCTTATCGTTCATCGACTTCTTGAGACTATCATGAATCTGACTTGTCTCCGGCAAGTACCGAGTCTTCATGCTTCTCAAGTACATCGCTAGGTGGAACAAGAAAAGAAAATAGCCTTTGATAGGATTCTTCATCTTCTCGGAAGCATTGATGGACCCTGAAGCCAGCGAGGAGACGTTATTGACTACGGTTGGAAAGCTTGATGATGCGTGAGGGAAGACCCTACTCCAAGCTTTGAGAGAGAGATGGTACTCCGCGCCCGAAATAAAGACATCTTTAGAGTATGTAATTACTCTTGTCGACTCTAAACACTCTTCTGGCTTCGCGTCTTGTCCGACCTTTGCGCAAGACTCCGCAATGCTTGCCTTGAGTTTAGCAGCCAATGGTCGAATTATCAGAGCTTTCTCTGCAGGATGTAACGGAAGATCATACACTTTAGCCATCACTATCTGGTTATCTCCTTGTCCTAGCAAATGGTAATGCCCGAGATGTTCCTGAAGGCCGAGATCTACCATCGAGTAAGTCGCAATGGTCCAATGTTTCTGTGCTATTCCCTCAAACCCTCCTTCGTGGTTGTACCATAAGAGATCAGAACTTGGCGGGGGGGTAGCGTCCATATCATCCGGCTCGTATCCATTGACGCGAACGAGAATCATACATTTCTTGAAGAAAGTATGCACCGTTGTGTAAGCTCGCTCCAGCCCGAAAAGATCATTGAGATCGTTCCCGATCAATCGTATCGGTAAGTCTCGCCATCGAAGGTTCCATCTGGACAAGTCTACTTCAAGGAAGAGATTCTCCGTTCCTTCTGCTGCTGGTCTCGTCAGATCGTAGAACCGCTGATGGGTCTGTGTCTTGGTCAGTGTCATGGTCTGCTGAGGAAGGTAAGGGAACACTTTCTCCGCCAGATTGGCTTCGAGACATGCGAAGAAGGCTCTCATCTCGAAAACCATCATGCTGAACATGCGAGCTTCCAGCTTAAATTCGCGTTCTTTTGGGTAGAGAGACACTATGAGCCAATCGTACGGTATCTCATCTCGTTCGAC